AGCAATACTGCTAAAAAAAGTTAATATCTGTTTGTAGTTTAACATCTCTTAAATATAAATATAAATTTATCCTAATTATGTTCTGAAATTAGGATTTTTGTTGTGCTTTTTTCTGTAACCTTATTAACTCTTTGTCTTTTTCGATGAGGTAGCTGAGTTGGTTGAGTACTTCAATAATGCCTTTTGTGATAATTTCATTGTGTCTTGTAATATCATCATCTGCAACTCTATTGAGAACTGCGTACCATCCAAATCTCTTTTCGAAAGTAATGACCATAGGTTCTTCCTGTTCCTCCATGCGAACTTTATCCCGTTCCATTCCATCTTCATCCTCTGTATCAAAGACATTGGGATATAGTTTGAAAAGTTCACTGCGAATTGAATAAAAAAAAACTGAGCACCTAAAGCATACTCCACATCTAATTTCTCTTTGAACAGTTCGGCTCGTTCCTCCATGGTATCCTGATTGTATTTCTCAATGGTAAATTTGTGACTTGACTTGGATTTAACGATTGGTCTGTATAAGATTGCTGTAATGATATGAAGATAGTCAATCATCTCATCAGGTTTCTTAGTCATCAATGTATCTAAGTCAGCGTACTCACCAAAACTCATCTTCTTCCATTCAGGAATAAAACCATACTCAACACCATCCAATGTAAATCTATCTGAGAAGGTTGGTTTCTCAACAGGGATTAGTTTTAATAACTGATTGGTAATGAATTGTATTTCATCACGTGGTGCTTCATCTAAATCTTTTACATCTGCACCAGTCATTATGTTAATTAACTTTGTTGCAAAGTAATCATCCTCAAACAATCCTTTAATCTTGAATATCTTTGCGTAGTTACCAATCGATAAAACGTGTGGTATCTTATATTCAATTCCATTTAATTCAAATTTTATATCTCTCATATTATGCAAAAGCAATTGCGTAACGCCCTGTGCTCTTCAGGTTTTTTAATTCGTAATACATTCTCATCATGAGTGCATCAGATAAATCGGGTGACTTACCCAATACCTTCTTCATCTCATCCTTTGATTGTACTCCTACTTTATTATCTTTATCAATATCTTTTAATTTAACTGATAGTAATTCCTGTGTCAACTCATCTACTGTGGTTGGGTCCATCAAGTTTATACTTATCTTTCCTTCTTAGAATTGTTCTGCTAACTTAACATAACATTGTGACTTTAGGTTGGTGAAGTTCTGTCCGTGTAATGGACTTGAGTTGTTTACAAAATTCACACATCCTTTTAACTGGTCACCAACTCCTGCTCCGACTCCATCTGTATCCACTATTACATTATTAATATGTATTCCGTGTGACCTTATTAAATCCTTTATTTCGGTAGATAATTCTGTGGTTGATAACTTACTATAGACTTTAATATCTAAGACCACCAGTCCACTCCAAATCACTACTACGGACCTGTCAGCACCAAACCTTGCTACGTCCACAGACATATACTTCTTGTCCGTTCCTTGTGGAACATTTACAAATACAGAATTTGATATGTGGTCAAAGTTAAATAGACTATCATCTTCTTCCATGTAGTTCCAATCTCCTTCCAATAGTCTACGTCTTTGTGCTGATGGTAATGACTTTAACATCTCAATGTAAGATGGTGGTAAGTGAGGATTGTCTAATGGTAATGCTGGTACGAATGCTTTGTCAATTGATAATGTCCCTTGAACATATGGTAAGTAAAATTCTTTCTTCAACCATACTTGACCAGGGTTACATGTCATCAATATCTTTGGTTGTAGTTTGTACTCGTTTAACTTGAAACGGATACGTGACTTAAGGATGTTGTAAGCTAACTGACTAATCTGTGCTGCTTCATCTACGAATACAGCTGTAAGTTCCAAACCACCAAGACTATCAAAGTTGGGATCTGATGGTTGGTATTGTAAATCTTTTAATACTATCTCTGAACCATTTTGGAATGTAATGATATTACTTTGTCCGTTGTATGTATAATGTTCATTTGATTTTAATCCCATTGATTGTAGTGTCTCAAATAAAGTATTGAGTGTTGTCATTTTCAATTGAGTTAATACTGTTCTACCAATTAAACATCTTATACCATTATACTTTAAACATAGAGTTGTAATCCATAGACAACCTAACCAAGACTTACCAGCACCGGCACTACCACCATATAAAACAATATTAGTTATATTGTCCATCAATAGTTTCCATGCCTGTGATTGTTTCTTAGTTAAATCTATATTAACCTCCATATTGTTCTTTTTTATCAAACAAGTCTTCTATTGCCGGTCCTTTACCATCCTCAACAATTGCAACATTATCTAAGTATGCATACTTTGCTACTTGTTTATCAACATATGCTCTTAATTGTTCTTCGGTCATATGTTTGGTCCTTTCAATAAATTGTTTATGAATTTTATCCTTAAATCTTTCTTGTGCTCTTTTGTATCTTCTATTAGCTGACATAATTATTTGTTTTATACATTCTTGATGGTTTATAGTTCTTTCCTGAGTTATTGTGTTCCAAATGAACGAACATTAAATCTTTTGGTAGAAACTTATGACAGAAGTAAGAGTTGTTGAATGATGATGTGTTACCATCAAAGGATACTTTCTTATCCACTATTAACAATTGTAACTCCTTATCTAAAAAGAATTGTCCTACTTCCTGATAGTTTAATATAGGTAATCCCATTACCATTGCAAATGGTTTACCCAATTTGTACAATCGGTCCATCACTTCTAACTTCTTTGTGAATGGTGGGTTGGATATAATATAATCATAATACGGTGGTTCAAATTCAAAAAAGTCATAACCATCTTTTATATGTGAGTATATAACTTTATGACCTGCCATTGTAATCTGTTGAACAAACTCTGATTCAAATGTATCAAAGGGACACCATACAACTGAATTGTGTGTGATGTACTTAAGAATTGGTTCTACCAATACTGATGGTGTGTAGTATTCATCCTTATCATTTAATCTATAGTATGATGTATTCATTTAATCTGTTCTTTGTCATTTGGATGTATTGTTCTGATATATCAATCCCAATATAATCCATATTATTATTCTTTGCAACCACCGCTGTTGTTCCCGACCCATTGTAGCAATCAAGTATCAGTCCATTTTCAGGACAGCAACTCTTCACGATGTTATCAACCAGTTCCTCAGGGAATGGTGCAGGGTGTGGGTTATTCTTTTCTTTGTTTATTCTCCATATACTTTTCTTGTGTGTGGCAAGAGATTTATTGAAGTAAGGGATACTATCCCAACTCTTCTTAATCCAAAATATCCATTCAGTTGTTGGTAGGAAATAACTCTTATCTAACTTTGGTGTGTTACCTCTATCCCAAACTATAACTTGTTTAACATTATAATCATACACATATGATGGGTGAATTGTATTGTGTTTGTGAAGTATGTCTATATGATTATAGAAGATTGACCCTGTGGGTTTAATAACTCTCACCAGTTCGTTTAAAATTTCCTTTTGAGTACGAATGTACTCCTGAGGTTCTAACGTGTCTGAAAACATATCGTATGTGATAATACGTTTACCTTTCTGATTCCTGTTCCTCAACCAATAGTTCTTATTGTACGGTGGGGATGTTACAACCAAATCTACCGAATTACTTTCTATCTTCTTTAACTCTTCTAAACTATCTCCTTGTATTATCTGCATAGTCAAAAACGAAACATTACTAACATTTTTAGTAAAATTTTTTTAATCTGTTATATTAATATTAATTGAAATTGTTTCACCATTTGAAGTTAAGTCAACTTTCTTTGGAGCTTCCATTCCTAATATCTTTGTTATGTCCCTTAGAACTTCTGATTCAACCCTACGATTACCTGATAGTCTACAACGATTTAAAAGGTCATACAGACGATTTAATTGTTCGGATAGTATTTCCTCTTGGTTCTGTGCGTATCGTTCCTTTAAACGGGTTCTAACGTCCTTCCAATAGTTCTCTGCCATCCTAACAGATATGTTCATTTCCTTTGAGAATTGTGTCTTAAATTCATCATATGATTTTTTCTCATATAACATCATCTCAAATGCACGATTCATTCTTTCCTCGTACTCCAATTCATTTACTTTATTTTCTTTTGCCATTATCCTAATGTGTTTACATAGTTTGTGAACTTTCTTACTCTACCTCTTCCACAACCTTTACAGTTGAAGTTAAAGTCTTCACCGAATAGAAAGTTATATACCTTATTGATAAATATCTTCTTATCTTCTTTTACTCCACCAAACGATGTTAACTCTGCGTATGCAAGTTTAATATCTTCTTTGGTTGGTATCCATATTGCTTCGTAATCTACTGTTGGTAGTGGTTCTGTTATTTCTTTCTTCTTCTTACAATCTCCACATCCTCTTTTCTTTTTGCCAGGATTTTCTATGGAGTTTTGTTTTAGTTGTTCTAATCTTTCCATATTTTTAAATTTGTCCACCATTCCATTTTCTTAACTCATCGTTTAGATAATCTTCTTTTGTATATGGTTTTATTTCATCTATATTATTATACCAATCGTATTTCATATCAGTTGGTACCAAGATATGTCCATCTATTTCCTGTGTATCAAATTCCTCTATTATTGGTTTTTGGTTTTGTACCACTGACTTTTTCTTACAATTACATCCCATATTAAATTCCCTCTAATTTTAAAGGTTCTAATGGTTTGTATCCATGTAGAACACCCTGATAATCTACATCCAAATGTTCAAACTTATAATACTCCAACTTGAAACCAGCTTCTTTTAATTTATGTTCACAAGATATTAAACAAGATAAGTTATGATACTCTATTCCAATCTGTTGAACTGATTCCAAATAAGATGCGTCCAACGCATTGATAAGTATCTCACTACCCTCAATGTCCATCTTAACTACCTCGGGTTTGTAATAACCTAAGTATAGTTCAAACTTTTCAATCCTATCCACCATATCCATAATAGGTAGAAAGTTCTTTACAACAAACTTTTGTTTGAACCATTCATATGATTGTGGATTGCTGTCAATACCTACCACGTGTTTGGCTTTCATATCTTGTAAAAAGTACCAAGGTGTTGGGGTAAATTCTGAATTGATACCACAACCAAAGTCTAATACCTTCTTACCTTGTACGTTTAAAAATCCCCAATGTTCTTGAGGATGCTCTGTTGTGATAGTTCCTTTAATTTGTCTACTCATTGTTAAATCTGTATATTGTGTTTTTTCTTATTGTTTGTTTTGTGTTTCTAACATAGTCAGCAATTGATGTTAGTGGTATGGTTGTATCTTGTGATACCTTCTTTAAACTTCCCATGACCATGTACTTCTCAAATATAATCTTGTTGAACCAATCTAACTCAGACCATTCATTCTCAATAATGTCTATCAGCTTATGTCTATCCAATTCATATTCCTCAGATACCATGTGCATTGCTTCCTTTAACTCAACAAAATTATTGTTATCTTTCTTGTACTTCTTATAAAATGGACTATTGGGATAACACCAACTCATCATTATTATACGTACAATATAATACTTTATGGTGTTATCGTCAAGAGAATTGAGTTTAACCTCATTCTTGTCATATAGTTGTAGAATAATATCGTGCAATAGTTCTGATGCCCAATCATCATTCTTAGTATATTTCTTACAAATTTTTAATAATTCATAATAGTTTCTTGTTATGTACCCTTCAATTTCAGGCTTCATTCAGTATTTTTCTAATATTATTGAACACCTCACATATCTCATAGTTTTCTTCCAACTCATTTGTAAGAATAGAACTTTCCATAATATCATCCAATGCGGCTATTCGGTTTATTTCTGGTGATAATTCTTTGTCCAATGCTTGAATAAGTACCTTAATTATCTTGTTGCACATCTTATCCTTTTCTTCTTGTGTCATTGACCAATACTTTACTGGTATATCAATGAATCCAATTGTAATTTGTTCTTCGTCCATATTATTTATAATTTAACCAGTTATATATAGTAGTTTCAGATAATCCAACTTCATAACTAATATTTCTATATGTTACACCTTTATTTCTTAATACAACTGCTCTATCAAAAATTTCTTTTTTTTGATGCGTATTAATTATAATTGGATAATTTTCAAATGATGTTATTTTATATCGTTTACTGTTTTTAATATTAATAAATACTCCGTCACTGTTCTTTATTCCTTCTTTCCACCAAATACCATTATCTTTGTTGAGTTTCCATCCAATTGCTTTGAGAATATTGTACGTAGCTTCCTTTTGATATTCATCTATCCATTCACCTGGCTTTTGTTTGTGCCTTTCACTTCCACCATTTTCTCTGATATATTCTTCTCTTTCTTTTCTTGACTTATCTACATCTTTTTTATTAAGACATTTTCTACAATCTAAGTATGAAGATTTTGATTTACTCTTATGATGATAGAATTTATTTAATTCAAGATATTCTTGACAAGTTCTACATTGTTTATAGTTGGGATTGTTCTCCAGTATTGCTGGTTGCAATTCTGGTTGCACTGGTTGGATTATCTCTGGTCTGATGGATACTTGTATCAAATTAGCTTCTTTTGTTCTTAAACGCTTTCTTTCGTTTTTCTGTTTATAATAACATTCTGTACAATGCCCTCTAGTTCTATTCTTTTGTTGCGTTGAGTGCCAATATGTTTGGAATTGATTTAATTCTTTTTCTATCTTGCACTTTGTACATTGCTTCATAATAAATATATGCGTTTTAACGAAAATCCCAGCATCGCAGGGAAATGGAAGCTAACCTGGTGCTGGGACAAACTGTTACTAAAGTAACCGTTATAATATAATATATATAAAATTATTTACAATTCAAAGAATTTCTTCTCTTCTTCTTTAGTTCTAGATACCATCAATATAATATTATCTGTTGTGCTTCGTTGAGATTTATCTAATGTTAATATAAATTCAATGTGCTGCTTTCTAGCAATACTGGATAAATTATAATAATCTTTCAATGATACTTCACCTGTTCTCCAGTACCAGTTACCTGTTTTTAGTAGTTTGCTTTCCATACTAGTATCTTTTTTTTACAAATATATGCTTCTTTTTATTTATATCCAAATTTATTTGCTAGATACTGGTGCTAGATGCTGGATGCCTGCTGCTGGGTAAATTAAATAAAAATTTTACACGGTCCAACAGGAGTTTACCTGAAGTATTGTAGTTTAGATTGAAAAGGTATTCTACCACCACCTTCTATTATAAGTATTTCAATTATACGGAAAATCCCTCAAAACAAAAAATATTTTAAATATTTCTCAATAATTTTGGAATTTCCAAAATATTGTGTATATTTATATTTATAAACTCGGGAACAGGATAATCTGAACATAAAAAGATATGGCAATCATTAAATCTTATTACAAAACAACAGACATGACAGATGAACAATTAGCATCAGCAATTGCATCTGCAAAGGACCAAGAGAATAAAATCTTCCAACTATTCAAGAAGTTTGGATGTATGACCACGTGGGATGTTTATGATACCTACAATGAATTAATCTCTCCAATCATTCCAAGTAGTGTTGGTAGAAGTATTAACACATTAATCAAATTAAACGTTATCTATTCAATTGGAACCATCACAGGTGACCAAGGTAGACCAGTTAACTTGTATGAGTTAAATGAGAACATACCTAATTCAGTTGAAAGAAAACAAACTCAACAAATTCCAAACGCAGTTAAACTTGATTTATTATTCACAGATAAAGGTGAGATTGATGTTGAGAAAATGATTGATAACTTAGATTTGGTTTTATCAAAAATTTCTCGTAAATTTAACTTAAATTATTAAAAACAAAAAAACAAGATGGCAAATCAAAACACAACTCAAGACAGCATTGTTAGACAATCCTCTCTTAAATTCGTACAGGACTACCAAAGAACAATTGGTACTCCCTTAACCCTTAAGGAAATTTTAGGTATTACAAACGTAATTGTAGACTATTGTCAGAATGGCTATAGTAAAGAATTAGGTGAAAGAATATCTAAGATTGATGAACATATTCAAACTAAGTTTGAAGAACAAGTGTAAAGTTTAATTGTTTACAAAAGAAAATTGGGGGACCTTGGTGTGGGTCTCCCTTTTT